CCGCGACCGAAGGCCCAAATGGAGGCCTCAATGCGGTCCTTCTGTACATCAGCGCCGCCGACCAGCAAGAGTCCACCGGGAGGAATCGATCCGACCGGGTAGTCCTCGCGCCGCTCGACGAGGCGTTGCCAATCCGGCGCTTCGCCTTCCTCGACCCAGGTCTCGCCCAGTTCCGTGTTCTTGAACGTCTTGATGGCTGCCGCCGATCCTGACTCCTTGCTCACGACCAGTTCCCAGGTAACGGCAATCTCACGCCAACTGCGCCAGCCCACCGGGCTGTAGAGCGACGACAAGTGGAAGCCTGCGGTCTTGGCGCCGTTCTCTGGTGCCAATGCGCGCCACTCGCCGTGTTCCAGCATCCAGGTCTTGTGGTGCTCNAAAATCGGTGCATCGCAGGACTCNCAGACGTAGGCGGCGCTCTCCGGCTGACCCTTTTCCCACCGCAGNTGNTCGAATCGCAGCCACTGGCGATGCGAGCAGTGTGGNCAGGGCACAAAGTAGCGTCGCTGATCAGATGCCTCATATTCCCGTTCGATGGCGCTCGCACCCGAGATCGTCGGCGTCGAGACGATGAAGATCTTGCGGCGCGCGAAGGTTCGGGTACGCGCTTCGGCCAGCGAAATCGCATCGCCTTCGCCCTCGACGTCCAGCGGATAGCCATCCACCTCGTCGAGGAACAGGTAGCGCACTGGCATCGANCGCAGTCCGACCGCGCTGTTGGCGCCCGTCATNACCAGNACGCCGCCCCGGAANTCCTTCGCGAGAATGGTGTTGCCCGAGTCCCGGCTCCTGGCCGGTGCAATNAGNTCGGCCAGAACACCCGACTCCTCGATCAGCGGGTCGATGCGCTGCTTGGAGTTGCGCTTGGCCATTTCCACTGTCGGCCAGACAGCCATCATCGGGCCGGGCGCGTGGTGGATGACGTAGCCGATCCAGTTCGATCCCATCTCGGTCGCGCCGAGCTGNGCAGCCTTCATGAACACAACGCGCTCGACCGGGGATGTCGGCGACAGGCAGTCCATGATCNCCTTCAGGTACGGCGTGCGNCTGGTCCGCCAGCGNCCCGGTTCGGCGGACGCNTTGCTGGAAAGCATCCGGTGCCGATCCGACCATTCGGATACGGTCANCAGTGGGTCNGGNGTCAGTCCTTCNCGCCANGCGCGCTCGATTTCCGCCGCGCCTTCGTAATCCACGTCCAGCATCAGTCCACCCGAGGACGCAATTCGCCCAGCTCTTGCAGGTGTTCACGCACAGCGGCTTCCAGCGCCACGTGCATGGCATGCGGATCGACATCGAGTCTGGCAGCCATCTGCGCCGAGATGCGCGCGGGCCAGTTGAGCCAGGCATCGCGCTCGGAGCGGGCCAACTTGAACACATGCGCGATGGCCTGTGGCCGATCGACCAGCTCACCTTTCAGGCGAGCCAGTCGCACCTTGTTGGTTTGCGCCTTGACCACTTCGTTGACCGTGCGGGCCTGGAGCAACGACGTGCCACCAGTGGGCAAGGAGGCAGGCCCATCGTTCGACTGCGTGCTGGCGTCCGGTACGACCACTTTGGCCGCCTTGGCGCGGGTACCGGCCTTAGGCACATCGGAGTTGCGCGCCCATTCGCGATCAGCCCGGTCGGCATCAATGGTTCCGTCAGCCTCTGGCGTGATGCGCCCGGCGCGAATCGCCTTGTGAACAGCAGTGTCGGTCACGCCACGGTGCCGGGCGTAAGCGCGTATCGAAATGCCCATGGTGAGAACCGGTGGCCCCTTCAATCATTTGATCGTCATTCCTCTGGATTGAGCTTGGCTTCCCTCCGGAACAGCGCGTTCATGCCATCACCATCCACGACGTCACAAGGAGACGCACATGACCAAGCCAGCCGAAAAACCCCTCGAAAACCTGCTTCAGCAGATTGCGCTGGACCACCTTTTCATTGAGTCCTTGGTGACTCGCAACAGCGACCGACTGGACTTCCACGAAGTCAGCGTCTGGGCCGTCAAGAGCGCTCTGATGGCCGCTTACGAGGCGGGTCGGCAGGCCGCCAAGCCGGAATGAAAAAGAAGCGCAGAACGCTTGGCTTCAATCGCGAACAGCGCGTTCATCACGTCACCCCATCAACCACTGCCAAGGAGCAGCACATGACCAGCACCCAACTCACCCCGGCCCAGCACGCGATCCTGGCCTACGCACTCGAACACACCAGCGGAAAGATCGACTGGTTCCCCGACAACATCAAAGGCGGCGCACGCAAGAAGGTGCTCGACGGGCTTTTCAATCGCGCTTTGATCACCACCAACGGCACCGACTGGTTCGTCGCCGCCGAGGGCTACGACGCAATGGGTCGCGCCCGTCCCGCGCATGCGCCCATGGATGCAGACCCCGAAATCGAGGCCGCCGTGTCGTCGGCCGAGGCTGAGTGGGCCAAGGACGCCACCGAGCAGACCAAGCCGCGCACGCGCGAGAACAGCAAGCAGGCCGAAGTGCTCCGGATGCTGCAGCGTCCCGAAGGCGCCACGATTGCTCAGATCTGCGGCGTGACCGGCTGGCAAGCGCACACCGTGCGCGGCACCTTCGCCGGCGCCTTCAAGAGAAAACTCGGTCTGACCATCGTTTCGGACAAGGCGCCGGGCGGTGAGCGGATCTACCGGATTGCCTGATCAAAAAGATCGAGAAAGAGGCCAAGACTCGCTTGGCTTCTCAATCGAACAGCGCGTTACTACGGGTGTCGCAACGATCAGACCCCAAGGAGCCACGATGACCACCGCCAGCCAGATTCCCGCCACTCAGAACGATGCCTGGGGCTTTTGGGGCACGATGAACGAGCACGCCAGCGCCGCGTGGCCCTTGGCGATGACCGCCGTCTCGGACGCCACACACCAGCCCCTTGAATCGGTACGGACCTTCCTCGACAGCCGCCACGGTCGCCACTTTGCCGACGACGTCCAGAACGGCCTGTACCAAGGCCAGGCCTTGCAGGATGCGATCAACGCCGCCACCCAGCGCTGGATGGGCTGGACGATTGGCCGCCAGACCAGCAAGGACTACGGCATCCCGCGCGGCCTGCCTTACCTCACAGGCTTTGTGATTCACTGCGAGATCGTCGAGGAATCGCTCGTCGCCTGATCATCGAACAACGCGCCATCCGACTCACGCGTGGCCTGCTTTCCGGTCCAGCCCTGCCAGCGGCGCACGATCACATCGACGTACTTGGGGTCGAGTTCGATTAGCCGCGCCAGCCGCCCGGACTTCTCGGCGGCGATCAGCGTTGTGCCGGAGCCCCCGAACGGGTCGAGCACCACGTTGCCGGGGCGGCTCGAATTGCGGATCGCCCGCTCAACCAACTCCACTGGCTTCATCGTCGGATGCAGGTCGTTCTTCTGCGGCTTCCTGATGTTCCAGACGTCGCCCTGGTCGCGGTCGCCGCACCAGTGACGCTGCGCGCCCTCGGGCCATCCGTACAGGATCGGCTCGTACTGGCGCTGGTAGTCGGCGCGGCCCAGCGTGAAGGTGTTCTTTGCCCAGATGATGAAGGTCGACCACTTGCCGCCGGCGGCGCGGAACGCTGCCTGCAGCACGTCGAGTTCGCTGGAAGACATCGCCACGTAGATGCCACCCCGGCAATGCGCGATGGTCGGCGTCAGCGCCGCCAGTAGGAAGTCGTAGAAGCCGTCGCCGAGGTTGTCGTTCAGGATCGCACGATCCTTGCCGCGCATTTTGTCCTTGGCGCTGTTGGCGTAGTTCACGTTGTACGGCGGGTCGGTAAATACCATGTCCACCGGCGCGCCATCGAGAAGGCGGTCGTAGCTGTCGGCGACCGTAGAGTCGCCGCAAAACAGGCGGTGACCACCGAGCAGCCAGACATCCCCAGGACGCGAGACCGGCGTCTCTGGCATCTCGGGCATGGCGTCATCGTCGGTCTGGCCTTGGCCATCCGATTCGTCGCCGGCCATCAGCTCCGCCAACGCATCGGCATCGAAGCCGGTCAGCGACAGATCGAAGTCATCGCCCTGCAGAGCGGCGATCTCGATGCGCAGCATCGCGTCATCCCAGCCGGCGTTCTCGGCGATGCGGTTGTCCGCGATCACCAGGGCCCGGCGCTGCGTGGGGCTCAGGTGATCGAGCACGACCACCGGCACTAAGTCCAGCCCGAGTTTCTGTGCGGCGGCGAGCCGTCCGTGCCCGGCGACGATGACGCCATCGCTGCCGGCCAGAATCGGATTGGTGAATCCGAACTCGGCGATCGACGCGGCAATCTGTGCCACCTGATCGTTCGAGTGGGTGCGCGCATTGCGGGCGTATGGCACCAGCTTGGCCGTCGGCCACTGCTCGATCTTGTCGGCCAACCAGGAAGCGCTCATTGCTCGGCACCCGTGGTTGGCAGTCGTTGCTTGTTGACCTCGTCTAAGGATTGGCCGGTGGCCAGCAGAGTGACCGGAACGCCAGGATGGTTCTGTTGGTAGCGTTTGATGGCGACATCCACGTACTCCGGCGCGATCTCGACGGCGCGGCAGACGCGACCGGTGCGTTGGGCAGCCAGCATCGTCGTGCCGCTGCCACCAAACGGATCGAACACGATGTCGCCCGATTCCGTGTAGGCCTCGATGGCGAATGCCGGCAACGCCACCGGGAACACGGCCGGGTGGTCGATGTCCTGACCGATCTTGCCCTTGTGGCGCATCACGCGGATCACCGAGTCGGGAATCCGGGTGTCCTGCGTCGGCTGCCCTTTGTGCGTCCAGCCGCCGACTTCGCCGTCCTTGCTGCGCATGGCCGTGGATGAGCCATCGGCGCGCAGGTGCGACTCCTGGCCTGCGTGCTTGCAGGGCACGATCTTGTTGGGCTTGCGGCTCTGCCGGTTGAAGTGGAAGACGAACTCGAAGCTCGGGGCGAAGCGCCCGGCCCAGTCGCCAGGCATGCCCGGCCCCTGATCCCACACGTACCACGCGAAGCGCCGCCAGCCTTGTGCACGCATCCAGCCGAGCCACGCGTCCCAATACGGGATGACTTCGTTGTCGCGGTGGATCAGCCCGAGGTTGACCAGCACCTGCCCATCGTCGGCCATCGGCACATTGCCGAACACACCGCGCATCAGGCCATCCCAATCCACGATGCCGCCGGAGGTGTAGTCGCGCTGATTGCCATAGGGCGGCGAGGTGAAGCACAGGCGCGCCGCGTCGCCTTGCATCAGCGTAGCGACCACGATCGGGTCGGTGGCGTCGCCACAGATCAGGCGATGCGTGCCGATTGCCCAGACATCGCCGGTGCGGGACACCGGCAACACAGGTGCATCCGGCACGTCGTCTGCGGCGTCCGGTTCATCGGCGTCTTGTTCTCGGGCGACTTCTTCGGTTCTCGCATCGTCTGCGAGCAGTGCTGCGATCTCAGCATCCTCAAAACCGGTCAGCGTGAGGTCGTACCCGGCGTCGGACAGCTCAGCCAACTCCAGCGCAAGCAGTTCCTCGTTCCAGCCCGCATCTAGCGCCAGCCGGTTGTCGGAGATGACGTAGGCGCGCTTCTGTGATGGTGACAGGTGAGCGAGTTCAATCACCGGCACTTCATCGAGTCCGAGCTTGCGCGCGGCAGCCATGCGGCCGTGGCCAGCGATGATGCCGCTGTCGCCATCCACTAGAACCGGGTTCGTCCAGCCGTACTCGACGATGCTGGCGGCGATCTTGGCTACCTGCTCGTCGGTGTGCGTGCGCGGATTGCGGGCATAGGGGATCAGCGCCTCGACCTTGCGGTACTCGACGTTGAGCGTGTTCAGAATCGGTTCCTCGAAAAAGAAAACCCGCCGACGGGGTAACCGTGGGCGGGTTCGTGATGCGTGCTGGATGGGGCGGGTGCAAACTGCAAACCCTGCAAACCTAGGTTTGCAGTCTGACGCTAAAAAAGCGCCGCGCTCGCGCCCCCCGCATTGGTTTTTGGCCAGGAAGGACCCGTTGATTTATGGGTTGCTCCCTCTGCCGTCACCTCTGTCCAGAAGATAGCTGAAATACTACCCCCGACCGGCCCGTTTTGTTGCAGGGTTGCAGGGCCTCGAAACGGACAAGCACGGCAAGGCGAGGACAAACACGGCAAGCATTACCCTAAATTGCTCACGTTTTTGGAACATCCCTCGTCAAGTCTCGCTGCGCGGAGCGTATTGACTGTGTGCGCACCGTGACATCGACGTGTGCTGCATTGAGGTGGTCGGCGACCGTCTGCAATGCCCGCTGCCAGTGCCGCCATGCCGTCGTGCGGTCGCAGGCGAAGCGGATCGTGATGTCCCGCCACCCGTAGCGCTTGGCCCGCATCCAGACCAAGTGCCTGTGTTCCTCCTCCAGCCATTGGACCCAGCGCATGACTTCCAGCATCCGTTCGATGGCAGCAGGGTCGGGAGGAAAGCGGTAGACCGTCGGTTCCGCGCCGAGGTTTTCCCAGGACATGCGTTTGATCGCAGGCCAGCAGTTGAAGTAGCCCTGCACCCGAACGGGTGGCAAACGGCGTGCAGTGCTGGCCGCCTCTTCGAAGCGGACGGCTACGTCCTCGATTGTCCACGCGTTGCGACGGTCAGCCATGGCGTCGTCCTCCCGCACCGTAGAGGCGCTCGCCGATCTGGCGCACCAGTTCACGCTCCATCCAGTCGAGACGGTCGTCGTCAGCGGAGACGACCAGGATGCGCTGGTCATGCCAGCCACGTTCCTTGATCGCATCCAGATCCGTGGCTTGAGGTTGCAGCCGCCCGAGGGGGCAGCGGTACTGCGGTGTGGGAACTTTCACGTCACACCTCCTGGCCGTCGTCGTGATGCTGGATCGCCCAGTGCAGCAGCGCCAGGGCATCGGCCTCGTTGTCGTCGACCGGCGCGTGCCCGCGTGCGGTGACGGAAGCGATCACATCGTCCTTGCCAGCGTTGCCCTTGCCCGTGGCGTGCTTCTTGATCGTGCCGACAGGCACGCCTTGGTACGGGATCTGGTGGTGCTCGCACCACGCCGTGAGCGTGGCAAGGAAACCGCCGTATGCGTGGGCAGCATCGGTCGAGACGTGGCGACGTACCTCCTCGAAGTGCAGGCAGTCGATGTCACTGGTGATGGCCTTCAGTTCGGTGAGCCAGCGTTTGAAGCGCAGGAAGCGCATTCCGCCGCCTTCGAAGCGCTGCGGTCGGAAGCTCTCGGAGCCGCTCGTGACGTGGCCGTCACTGCCGCGCAGTGCCCAGCCGGTGATGGTGCCCAGATCGAGGGCGAGGATGGTCGTGGTCATGGTGTCAGTCCTTATCCGGTGCGGATCTGACGCAGCTGACACTTCGTGACGAAACTCTCCATGAGGCGCGCGCACACGCGCACGCGTAGGAGTTACGACAAACTGCGTCAGCTGCGTCAGACCGCGTGGTTTTCATGGGGGTCAGTCGTCCGCGTAGGGGGTGTAGGCAGGGGTCGGCGGGTGCTTGAGGCCAATGCCCTGGAACCCGCGCACGCCCATCCCGTTGCGCCATTTGTCCAACCCGCGCGTGATGAGCAGATCGGAGAAGCGGCGTTGTGCGCCGACAAACTCGCCAGAGGCTTCAGCCCACAGCTTCCAGTCGTTGAACAGCTCGGCGGTCAGCGACTTGGCGTTGGGCTCGCGCACGCAGCGCTCATCGAGCCAGCGGCCCAGGGCGTCCTCGGCTTCGAAATACTCCTCCGTCGCGTCCACCACGCGCTGCGGTGGAGAGAGTCGTCCGTGGCGCTGCCAGTCGAGACAGCCCTGCACGGCCCACGCGAGGATGCCGTCACGTTCGGCCAGGAGCTTCTGTTGCAGGTTCTTGTCGCGGCGCTCGGGCGGCACGGTGATCGTGAAAGGGATCAGGTGCAGCCTGCGTTTCATCGCCTCGTCGATATTGCGAATGGCGGGCTTGTGGTTGCCCGCCACGAACAACTTGAACTGCGGGAAGAACTCGAAGAAGTCCTGGCGCATGAAGCGCGCCGAGATCTTGTCGCCACCGGTGAGGTTCTTGAGCTTCGACTCGGCCCAGCGCTTTCCCTGTTCAGTTTCGATGGCCGCCACGAAGCGCGCGCCGCGCAGTCCCGCCATATCGGTCGGGTGCCGGTCGGTGCGCGTTTCCATGAAGGTGTCCATCGGCGCATTGGTCGCGTAATCACCCAGGATGGTGGCCAGCGTGTTGACGAACACCGACTTGCCGTTCGCACCTGTGCCGTACAGGAAAAACAGCGCGTGCTCTTGCGTCGATCCGGTCAGCGCGTAGCCGACCATCCGTTGCAGATAGGACTGCAGTTCCTTGTCACCGCCCGTGACCTCGTCGATGAACTGCCTCCAGGTCGGGCAGTCGCCGCTGGGCGTGGCTGTGGTGATCTTGGTCATCCGATCGGCGCGCTCGTGCGGGCGCATCCGGCCTGTCTTGAGATCGACCACGCCGCCTGGCGTGTTGAGCAGCCACGGATCTGCATCCCATTCGTCGGTGGTGGCCGCGTGCCTGCGGTCAGCACGCGCCAGGCGTTCCACACCGCCGACCGTTCCTGCGCTGGCCAATTTGGCAGCGACCTTGGGGTTGTCGGCGCGTACAGCCGTCTGGCGGCAGACGCTGCGGATCAAGTCCGTGGCCGCCAACGTGTCCTCGGTGCGCCAGCGTTGCCCGTCCCACACCAGCCACTTTCCCCAGCCAGCCACGTAGCGCCAGTCGCGGTGGTAGCGGCGCGTGAAGGACAGCGCCAGCGCGTCCTCCGTGCCCCAGACGGATTCGTCGCTGCTGACCACCGGATCAACGTCATCGGCGACGTCGTGCATCTGCAAACGTGGGCCGTGGGTGAGGAAGGTGGCGACATCGAAGCCCTCGGCGATGGCGTCGGCCACGTCCCAGCCCTCGGCGGCTTCCTCGGGCGGGTACAGGATGTGGCAGGATTTGGCTGCCGCCGACAGGATGGCCTGTGCCGCCTGCGTGGCGTACTCCCAGCCCGGCTTGTCACGGTCGGGCCAGATCAGCACGGCCTTGCCGGCCAACGGCGACCAGTCGGTCTTTTCTACCGGAGCGTTCGCGCCGTGCATCGCCGTGGTGGCCACGATGCCCGCGTCGATCAGGGCCTGCGCGCACTTCTCGCCTTCGACCAGTACCACCTGCGCGGCACTGGTCATCCCTGGCTGGTTGTAGAGCGGACGCGGGTCGGGCGGTGCCATCTTGCGCCGCTTGGCATCCCAGGGCCGGAACTGCTTCCTCTGCCCGGGCGGGTCGTAGCGGTAGACAACGGCGATGAGATGGCCTTGGGCGTCGAGGTAGTCCCACTTGGCGGTGGCGGGGCCGAGTTCGTCGACCGGCACGTCCTTCTTGCTGGCCTTGCGTACTGGTGCGGAGCGCGAGCGTCCGAGCAGATCGGCAGCGGCATCAAGCACGCGGGGAAAGTCGCGGGTCACATCGATGCCGAAGTGATTGCCGATCAGCGCGTACACATCGCCGCCGGAGTTGTCGGCACGATCCGTCCATAGGCCTGCCTTTTCGCCCTCAAGCACCACCTCAAGGCTGTCGCCAGGGCTACCCAGCACATCACCGATGAGGAACTTGCCCCGGCGCTTCTTGCCTGCCGAGAACAGAGTGAACAGCACCGATTCCAGCCGGGCGAGCAGTTCTGCGCGCAGTTCCTCCCGCTCGGCATCGCTGACGATGCGTGGTTGGTTTCCGGTGGGGACGGCGGTGTCGTTGAAGTCGATCATTCGGCCTCCTCGACGGCGGTATCCGTATCTCCCGCGAAGCGGCTTTGCGCTGCCGCATTGCGTGCCGCCCACGTAGAAAGCTCTGACAGGCGATAGCGCACCAGCCCACCCATCAGGTAGTGGGGAATCCGGTATTTGCTGCGCATCGCGTGATCGGCGAACCAGTAATACGGCAGGCGCAGCGCGGCAGCCGCCTGCTTGGCGTCGATCATCGGTTCGATGCCGGTAGATGAAAGGGTGTTGTCGGTCATGCTTGTGTCCTCCAGCAGCGGTCTTGCCATGCACACATCCGACATTCGAAGTGGGTCGGGTCATGGAAGCCACGTGGCAGCAGTTCGCCTGCTTCCGTGGCTGAGATGACCTTCACCGCACGATCCGACATGCGCTGGGCAAGGGCTGCATCAAAGGGCACGAGCTCGGTGTAGATCTCCATCGTGTCGGCGTTGAGCGCCGTGAAGATCGCCGGGTGCTCGTGCAGTTCGAGAT